CAGCCCATAAAGCATTGAAATCATTGACAAAATCGGGTTTGGGGCCGGCCTCCCGCTAAGTGCTTGTTTTAGTTAGTTAACTTCATGGTCCTGCCATGTCCATTGTGACACCTTATCTGCCGTTGCTTTGTTAGCAAATATCAAAGTGTCATTATCCCAGTCAACATCCCCATGTGAGCGATGATCATGCCACTTATGGACAAAATCAATATGCCAGATGCGTGAGGCTCTGTTAATCTGTTCTTCAGTCATTGCAAATACATGAACCGCCATGTGTCCCTCTCTAGTTAATATTCTGCCTCCCTTTCGGGTACGACCATATAGGCATCGCCGTTGGCCTCCATCACCTGATCCTCGTATGGAGCCGCAAGACGACGATACAATTCTAGCTTGCAACATTCCAATGCGCCAATCATCGAGTTGATTTTGTCATAGCGACAGCCATTCTCAAAGATGAAATTGTCAATGAAACAGGTGACAGCAAAGTTAAGATCGCCAGCATTTTGTGGCGTCCAATGAGTGCCGTGTTCCCGCATTTCTGCGAGAACATTAGCGCGACGAACTTGTGGGATATATGGCATTATGCAATCTCCTTTGCCTTACGAGCTTCGATTTCCTGACGCTTGCGCTGAATAGCACGCAGCATCTTCAATGCACGACGCATATCAGCGCCAGATGTGAATCCGCCAATGCGGATGGCTTTTTGAATTTTCTTTTCAGTCTTCGTCATCTTCAATTCCTCCAATGCTAGGTTAAAAGCTAAAACCCGATCCATTACGCGATCCTCAGTTCAGCCATGATTTCATCTTTGCGTTCCTCCATCCGCAGAGCCATCTCTGCGCCTTCTTTGAGGTCATGTGTTGGCAACCAGTGCCAGTTGTCGAAATGGGTAAAGGCGACATCCGAAATTTCATTCGGTGCAACAGTCTTGCAACGTCCAACGGCGTAAACTGTTTTGCCAAACCCGTAGGCCATCCCAATCTCGACCAACGCTCCGCGCTGTTCCTCGTTGAAATCTTCCGCGTAGAATAACACGAAATCTGCATCGCGGACATCCTCAAAACAGAGATTCCAGAGCTTGTCCTTGTGGTTCAAAACGAAATCGCTGTCATTGTCGAGATCAATCCAGCGTGCTTTGACGCCAAAACCCTCAGCACGCAGTGCCTGAAACTTCGAGTTGTGCCAAACTTTGCCAGCGGTGTAGAATGTCTTTTGCATTTTTTCAGTCCTTATCTTGTTCATGTTATATATATGGGGATTGCAAGGGTAAATTTCAAGGGGTAGAGGTAAAAAAAGTTTTGTGTGTTTTCAAAGGGTTGTCATTTTTATTTCTTAATGATTTCAAGGGGTTAGCAGCCGCTGGCCGGCCGACCCCTAAGTGGTTGTTAATTCTGGATTTTTCGCCCGTAAATCTTAACGTGATAGCGTGCCAGCGATAAGACGCGGTCCAGCCGCAGACGACGCCAGAAGAGCATCCGCAGACGTAGAGTCAAGGGGATTGGACGAGCGCAAAGCCCGTTCAATTCACCGATAAGTTGAAGCTTTGATTTTTCCATGCTTCGGCCTCCGCTTGTAAATCTTTTTCGAGGGGATGACCTGCGGGCGAGATGCCCGCAGGTTACGCGCCACAGGGTTACGCGTCTTGAAGGTGTTTGATGAGGTCATTGATTGCCTCCTTGGTTGCTCCCATGAAACCGTCAACCGAGAATGGAGCGACCTGCTCCAGTTCGATAAGCAGTTCCTTTTTGGTTGGCCCCATCTGCTTCTTTGAAGCAGCTTTCGGGGACGCGACATAGACGCCCTCGCGGACGAGCTTCGAGCGGACAGACCGCACCGACTTGTCGATTGACGCCGCAATGTCTGCGACATCCACGCCTGACTGGTATTGCTCGACGATGGAAGCGGTGAGTTCTGGGGTATAGTTGACTGCCTTAGCCATGATCAATTCTCCTGTGTCTGATCGTTTCTGTTATGTATAATATATGGGTATTGGGGGGTGAAATTTCAAGGGGTAGGCTTAACTTTTTTTCATTTTCTTTTCCTGCAAAAACAATGGGTTAGAATTTTTTTCGCAAAAAAATATCCAATAAAATCAATGGGTTACGTCGCGGGGCCGGCCGCCTGCTAAGTGTTTGAAATGACGGTGAAATTGACCCTAGCATTCAGGGTCAAAGTCATGCCATTCCTGCGCCCAGTCTGGCTGACCATCAGGGCCGTCCAGCTCCCAGTCGCATTCTTGACAGATGAGGATATCCCCATCTGTCTCGTTGGCGATCCATTGGCAGTCGTCACAACCCTCCTGCCCGTGGGTTTCCCATTTTTTAGTTTGCATGAGTGTCCTCCTTGACCTCGAAAAGTTCCCAGATGTGGTCTTGAAAATCGCGCGGTGATTTGACAACGTGCAGCTTTTTCTTGCGGCGAAGAACCCGCATCAAAATCTGCGCCTCAATCCGCGTGTCGTCTGCCGCTGTGTGTGCCTCGATGAAATCAGGCATCTGCATCTCAAAACGGTAGACGTTTTGCGCGGTGGTAGACAGGAAGCGACCTGAAGCAGTCAACGGTGCGTCGTAGGCTTTGGGTGCGCTGTTAGCCCAGTTGCCCCAAATGTCCAAGAGATCGACCGAGTGCATCAGGAACCGCTTGCCTGTCATGCGCTGGCTAGTCTCACCGAGAACGCGACAATCAAAGCCAGCATTATAGGCGCAAAGGATGATCCGATAGCCTTGACGCTTGAGCCATGAGAGATGAGCGTTGAACAGACGGCGACCAGCCGCGAAGTTTGTCACGCGATGGATACCATGACGCTGACGCTTGGCATAGCCCGCAATCTTGTTGATGTAGTAGGGCTTTTCCTTGCAGATGACATCAAGGAAATTGAGATCGCCTGTGCCGAGAACCTCGCCGCGACGGGTGATGGTAGTCCAACCAAAGTCGAAAACCAGACCGTTGCGGAATGACGTTTCTGTATCCATGACGACGTAGGCGTTGCGTTGAATAGACATGATTGCTCCTCGCTGTTGCATCTATCTAATATGGGGATTGTCACCTCAAATTTCAAGGGGTAAGTGAAAAAAAGATTCGTTTATAATCAATGGCTTGTCATTTTTATTTTCCAATAAAATCAATGACTTACGAGCGGCGGGCCGGCCTAGCGTTATGTCTTTGACTTTTAACACAAAATCGTTGAATAACTGCTGGCGCCATGCGCTTACGGGAGCAATCCCGCAAACGCAAAGCCACCGACAACAACGTTGACGAATAGAAGCGCCCTATCGTTTCGCTCTAGGGCGTGAACGATCCAGCAAGCCGCCGCACCAAGCCCACACAAAAAAGCGAGATGCAGCGGCAACCCAAGAGAGAGCGCGGCCATCTGTGCGATGACCAGCGCGGAACCAACAAGCCCAAACATTAAGCGACCCTTTCTTGAATTTTGGTAGGACAGATAACCGCGATGCCTAGCTTGCGAAGTGATGACCTAACCGACGGAGCGTCGTCAAACATCACCTTGTTGGCAAGTTGAAACTGGCGAAGATTGAACAGTGAGCCAAGCTGCTTTGCTTTCAGCTTCCCATCTGCTTCCATGTTACCAGCAGGGCGAGAGATGATCTTGTGAACGCAAAGCCCATTCTCAAACAAAAATTCAAAATCAGCGAACCCCATTGTCCGAGCCGTACAGATGACGACATAATCGCCAGCGTGAACGCGCTTGCGGATCTGATCAGCCAGCGGCAGAATCTTGTCCTCTGCAATCTTTTCAGGCGTGGAGTTTTCAAACCAGTGATCGAGATTGATCGTGCCGTCAGGCTTGGTCGCTTGACGATGCGACGAGTCGATGACAGTGCCGTCAAGGTCGAAGATGGAAATGTTGCGGATCATGTGGAACCTCTATCGTTGTTGTAACTAATATATAAGCCTTCTAGCCTCAAAATTCAAGGGCAGACAGTAGAAAATTTTTGCTTTTTTCACCGTCTATCAGGAATAGTTTTATCCCCCGTAAGCTATTGAAAACAAAGGAAAAATCGGCCGCGCCCGGGCGCCTCGCTAACCTATTGAAAAGAAAGAGAATTCGGGGCTAGAAGTCCCCGAATATCTCTTCAAAGGTGGTGGGAGCCGCGCCATCTTCAAAGATGGCGTCGAACTCTGCTTCCATCTCTGCAACCATCTCTGGCGGCAGCTTGTCAAACTCTGCTTCTAATTCGAGCAGATCAAAATCGTCTTTGCGTTTAGTCATCTTCCTCTCCATTAACAATAGCATTGTGAATTGCCATGTAACCACAATCCATGCCTTTCCCGTACATACCAGCATCGAATCCAAATACATCATATAATGCATATCGATAAGAGCCTTTGTCTTTCAGTTCGGCTTGATGGATACGCTTCACAACAGCATAGAACGCATCTTCACGTTCTTGTTCAGTTAAGCCATTCCACCAAGTATCATTGTCGTGCTCATAAACTTTACGAGCTTTTTCCATTTCTTGTGAGAGTGTTACTTCAAGTAGAAATAAATCAGCAAGTTTGTCCAGTGCATCAGTCATCTTATATCTCCTCACGGGCGAATAGTACGCCGAACCAAACAAAACCAACAACACCAACCGTTGCCATCATGCCGCCAGCCAGTGCGACCATCGTATTGACATGTTCAACCATGCCAAGACCAACCAGCATCAGAACAAAGCACGATACGCATTCGATGGCGAAAAACAGTTTAATCATGACAAAACCGAGAACATTCATTTTTCAATCCCCCTATTGATTGGCCCGTAGGCCCGAGATGTAGGCGCGAAAGTCACGACGTGCGCGCTTCCATTTGTTGACAGAACCTGATGGCTTGGCTGGCTTCAGTTTAGGCGTCTGAACCTTGCCTTTAATCAGTGAATTGCAAACATAGCAAAGAACCTGAAGGTTGTCGAAATCGTCGGAACCGCCATGCGATTGAGGCAC